CTTTTACAGTTTTGCTGGCCATGGTCAACCTGACCATGTTGAGATTATTGTTGGTGCCTCTAAAGACGGCATAACAACTATTGGCGGTAATACTAGCCCTGACCATGCTCTAACTGCCTCTCAAGCAAACGGTAACGGTGTTTACCTAAGGCACAGACCATATCTATACGTAATGGCTATATGCCGTCCTAATTACTCTGGCAGTTCTACTCCTGCTAAATCCGTAGGAACAAATAAAACACTTGCAACAGGTGTTGCGGGTGCTACAGCCCTTACAGGTGGCGGAGCCGCTGTTCTCCACAATAACTCAGGCCCAACACAAACAAAGCCACCTACAGTAATTGTTGCTCCACCTTTTCCTGGAACATCTGCATTTAAAGCTGGCTATAAGAATCAAGCAGCCATGATTGTAGAAAGGGCTCTAGAAAAAGCTGGACTTCTACCAAGCCAACTAGTTACGGGCACATTAACCGCTGAAGACTTGGCGCTAGTTCCTGTTTACCAAAATAAGTTTAAGATTAAGGGAGCAAAAGGTTTAGATGCTGCAACCTACTCTTCTATGATTAAAGAGGCTGGTAAGTGAAGTACTTTCAAAAGATGTCTGACTGGGCATCTACTGCTTTTGGCTCCCCTTGGTTCTTAATCATACATATTATTTTCTGGTCTCTTTGGATGGCTTTTGCTATCTTTGACCCATACCCATTTAATCTTCTAACCCTTACTGTTTCACTAGAGTCCATCTTGCTTTCTGGTCTACTTTTAAACGCAACTAACCGTTCAGGCAATGAGGACAGGCGTATTATTACTAAAGACCTTAAATTGGACCAAGAGACCCATAACCACATTGAAGAGGTTAGGCGCCATATAAAAGAGATTTTGGAGCATATACGTGGGAATAAAGCTTAACGTCACCAATCCAGTACACGTAGCTATTTCAGGTACAGCCGCTATGGGGACCTGGGCTGCTACGGGTTACTCTACTGATCCTAAGCATCTTGCTGCAGTTGCGGCTGCTGCCGTAGCGGGTGTAGCATCTCACAGTGAGGATTCATCTAAACCAAACGTTCAGGCAGATTCTCATATCGTAACCCCATATGTTAACAATATAGAGGAGTAATAAATGAATGCAAAGACAAAGTCTCTTGTCGAGCACTATGTGTACGCAACTGCTGCTGCAGGCGTAGCAATCTGGCAAACAGGAAACCACGACCTTAAGAAGGTTGCATGGGCTGCTCTTGTTGGTGTCCTTGGTCCAGTCCTTAAGGGCGCTATTGACCACGCTTCAAAGCCAGCTAAGTAAGTATTAAAACACTAAGGGCGCTCTATTGGGCGCCCTTTTTGCTATACTAGGGCATTATCTAGGAGGACTTATGAAGTGCGATAATTGTTCTAACGAAGCGTCTTACACACATGCTGACCCAGGAGTTAACCCTGCTAACTATTGCACAAAGTGCCTCCCTCATTGGTTACATGACAGAGCTAACGCTGGTCACTTCCCTCTAATGGCACCTATTGCTAAAGAGACAGAGGCTACTGTTGAAGCGGTTAAAGAAGAAGTAAACAAACTTGCAAAGAAGAAAACTTCTGTGAAGTCGACTGCTGTACCTACAACAGAGACGACTAAGAGTGAAGATAGTAAATAAAAGAGCTATTCAAGCTCATCCAGTTCCTGATCACGAAGTTATGACCTTGGGGCCTTTCCCACCAGAGGTTCTTCAAGACCCTGAAATTATCTATGACTACACTCCTGCTTTATCAGAGGATGGCGCAGACTTCTTGCCAGGCGCTACTGCTCAGAATAATTTTAGACCGCCTAAGTATTTAAGATGCAAAGTCTGTTTGGCAAGAGTATTAGAGACAGAGACTGAGCTTCACGTTTGTGAGGAATAATGGCTGGCAGACAAAGAGGGTTTCACTACTACCAACAGCGCCAAAAGCAAGTAGAGCGCGAAGGTGATATAAAAACTAACCTTGTATTTGGCATGGCTGACAAGACTAATTCAACCTATTTAGAGGATAAATATAAGAGCGTTGAAGATAAATATGGAATTGAGTTTGCCCAACCTGTTGAGCGTAGAGCCGCACCTACCACTAACGCAGCAAGGCCTAGGGCTTTAAATCTGGCTTACATGAAGGATACTGAGACTCTTCTAGTCCAGTTTAGAGATAAGACCATTTGCGAATACTCTAATATCCCTATTGAAATCTGGCAGGACTTAAAGGTTACCGACTCTACTGGTAAGTATATGAAGGACTCTGGGCTAGACTCTGCTGGGTACAGGAAAGTAGGCAAGAATCAGTTCCCTCAGGAAATTAGTGTACTATTTGACTGATGAAATCATACGGACCACTATACGGCGGAAAACTACAGTATTGGCATAGAGACCTATTGCCTATTGTAGAGATCGGCACTACCCAAGAGACAGAGTCTCCTTACAGATTAGGTAAGTGCCTAGTACTCCGCATTCCCTTTACCCACCCAGGCTTTTACTTTGGTTTATGGTTTAAAAAGCCTAATATAGATTTAGATGATGAAGACTCAATAGATGCACTTCTATACCGAGCAATGAAAGGCAGAGACGCCTGGAGACCACAAGATGGATTATTTGATGAAGCTTTTTTCCAAGAATAAAAAGCCGTGGGACAAACCTTTCTCTGAAAAGGTGGCTAAACGAGTATCTAGACTGCAAACAGCTGAGATTGAAAGCTGGGTAGATCAATCACTTTATGAAATTGGTAGATGTTTATCTATGTACCAAAGGACTAGAGACGACATGTATTTAGATGAAGCTTTACTGGGCTCAGAGGCCGCCCATGCAATGCTCGACTCTCTTAGAAACAGAACTCCAAGACGTTCTTAGGATTTGTCGATAAATAGACATTTCTGCTAGAATTGTCTACGCCTCTCTTCCTCTCCCCGTAGATGGCATAAGAGCCTAGGTTTAACTACTTAGGCTCTTTTTTTTAAAATAGACTAGGCGTATATGGAACAATTAATCGACGAAGAAGACGAGTTCTATCCAGATGAACTTGAGGACGAAGAGCCTGAAATTGAAGAAGGCGAAGACGACGACGGGCTGGATGAACTCTCCAAGGAGTTTGTCAAAAATCTAGTAGACCGTTGCGTAGAATTTCAAACCGCTCTTGTAGGTCACGAACTTCACCCATATCAAATGCCTTTGGCTAGACGCATTATTGAGTCTATAATTATTAACGATAGTGAAGAGATAACAGCTCTGGCAGCCCGTCAGTCGGGTAAGTCAGAGACTATTGCTAATACCATTGCAACTTTGATGGTTCTACTACCACGTTTAGCAAAGATGTACCCAGACCTTCTCGGTAAATTTAAAGATGGCATTATGATCGGTATGTTTGCTCCAGTTGAAGGTCAGGTAGAAACCCTATTTGGTCGTACAGTAAACCGCCTTACTAGCGAGCGAGCACTTGAAATCCTTGGTGACCCTGAGATTGATGACAGCGTAGGCAGAGTTGCGGGAGTAACCCGTCAAATTAAATTAAAGAATTCTGGCTCATCTCTAATGATGATGACAGCTAACCCTAGAGCTAAAATTGAATCTAAGTCCTTCCATCTTATTGTTATTGATGAGTGCCAAGAGGCAGATGACTTTGTAGTATCTAAATCTATTGCTCCTATGTTGGCTTACTACGCTGGAACTATGGTTAAAACAGGGACTCCAACAACACACAAAAATAACTTTTACAACAGCATTCAACTAAATAAACGACGTCAGACTAGTAAGAGCAGGCGACAAAATCACTTTGAGTGGACTTGGCGTGACGTTATTAAAGTTAACGCTAACTATGAGAAGCATATCAAGCGTGAAAAGCTACGCATTGGAGAAGACTCAGACGAGTTCCAAATGTCGTATAACTGCAAATGGTTGCTAGAAAGAGGAATGTTTGTAACCTCTACTGCAATGGATAAGCTGGGCGATACCTCTATGGAAATTGTTCGTGCTTGGCATAGAACCCCTGTAGTTGTAGGGATTGACCCAGCACGTAAGATTGACTCAACTGTAGTAACTGTGGTGTGGGTAGACTGGGACCGTCCAGATGAGTTTGGTTACTACGACCACAGAGTTCTTAATTGGTTGGAGCTTCAAGGAGATGACTGGGAAGACCAGTACTTCCAAATCACTAAGTTCCTTGAAAACTATAACGTTATGTATGTTGGGGTAGACGCTAATGGTGTGGGTGACGCAGTTGCCCAGCGCTTAAAGCTTCTTATCCCTAGAGCAGAAGTTATTGCTGTAGGAAGCAGTCAGCCTGAACAATCTAAACGTTGGAAGCACTTAAAGGCTCTTATTGACAGAGAGTTAATTAGCTGGCCTGCCCACGCTAAAACTAGAAAGCTTCGTAGTTATCGTCGTTTTAGGCAACAGTTAGAAGATTTGGAAACCAAGTTTACTGGGCCAAACTTTTTAGCCAAAGCCCCTGATGAGGCTCATGCCCACGATGACTATGCAGACTCTCTA